CTTCCTTCCATTCCTTGACATCTTTCCACTTTAACTTACGCTCCATTAAGGACTTAAGACCACAGGGCTTGTTTTCATTGAGGATGTGGGCGGCCACCATAGTGTCATAAAGATTACCACTTGGTTCGATATGGTAATACTTTAATACCTTCAAGTCATAGGATATGTTGTGGCCTATCAGAAGTTTGGCTTCGGTTGCCAAAATAAAGATAACCTGTCTAATCAGCTCAAATTCTGGGTTGTTCCAGAGATTGATATAACAGGCATCCTCACCATTGGAAAAAGAGATTCCGACGAACCCGGAGCCATACCGAAGACCATCTGTCTCAGTATCAAATACCAAGGTTGATAAGTCTTTTCCCCGAACCCAATCACAAACTTCTTTGTGTGTCATCAAGTAACTCAAATTCATAAGTGCTCCTTCTGGATAATAGTACGAACGACTTGCTCGTTTGTTCGTGAAAATCCGACGAAAAACTCAAGTATTTTGAAAAAATATGACGTGTTAAGATGGGAAAATGGCCCCTTCGATTTTGATGAACACCCACTTTTGGAGTGAAAAATCTTTTCAAAAAGTGGCGTTTTTAGCCTAATAAAAAATATATTCAAGAATTATGGTCATTTTGACCATTTTGTTGCGAACATTTGACCTCCAATAGCCTAGTAAAGGAGGAAGACATTTAAGTCTTCCATAAGAGATTCCCAACAGGAACAAAGAAGAAAGACATGGAACACTCGAATAAGATACGAGTGTCTCTCCGAGGTTGAAAGATTATCTTGTTTCCTTGGTAGTTAGTTCTCGATGGGGGTCTAAGGGGGAACGGTGAAAACCAGCTAACTCTGAAACCGACGAAAAGGACACAGGTCAGCTGACCAAATAGGCTATCGTAAAACCTACGGTAGCCGGTTATAATAAGAGGCGAGTTATGTTTGCCTTTTTTCTCGGATATCATAGATGATTTTTTGGAAGATTTAGAAGATGAGGAATAAGAAACCTAGGGGAGAACATGGAATAGACCAGAAATTAGACCTCATTGTGGGGTTGTTGGAAGTTTTAATCACACGAACATATCGTATTTTAGTAAGAGAAGGAAAAATTATGGCAACACTAGACCAATTGGTAACAGCAGTAACAGAAGAGGACACAGTAGAGGCCTCAGTTTTAGCCCTGCTTGTCGCAATTAAAGCTCAGTTAGACGCTGCTTTGGCGAATTCGGGGATTAAGCCGGAAGACCAGGCCAAGATTGATGCTGTATTTGCGGCAGTTGAAGCAAGTAAAGCAAAGTTGGCGGACGCTATTGTGGCAAACACACCCGCTGCGTAAGTAGAAAAGGAAAATAGGGTGGGGATGGCTTCACCCTACTTTTTACTCTTTATGAGGATTAAATGAAGAAGTGGTTACAAATTTTCGTGATGTTGCTTTGTTTGGGGCCAATTTCAATGGTATTCGGAGCAACCTGCTCTAGTGATGTAAACAACCCCATTATATGGGGTACAGTTGATATGACTGGTGGGGATGTGGTTTACTGGAGAATAAGGGGCTTTTCACCTGATGGTAACATTATGAACAAGCCGGTCACTATTGCTGTTTCCCCTACCCCATCTTGGATATATGCTGGCGTGCAGATAGTTGATTATAACAGCTATTCCTGGGCGAACAGCTATGATTGTGATGGAAATGGCTCAAGTTTAAGCGAACTGAGGGCGGTGAGCAGGCCAATCACATTTTCTCCTCCTAAGAATGTGGCTGGGCAATTCAAAGTCAATGCCAATGTATATGATGGCAATGAGTATTCTTACGGACAAATTGTTGTAAATGTTGTAAAGCCACATAACAAACAGCCCAAAGGCCAGTCGGGTAAAGAAGAACCTGCCCCTTTGATGGTCGGGCCGATGGCCCATATATCATACCAGTTACTTGTCCCATAATTGTATCTAACGAAAGGAAATGTATGGATTCAACAGTAGTATCGCCCTTAGTTGTACCGGCGGCTCCGATTATAGCCCTTATTCTACAGTTTGCCAAGTCTTGGTTCACTAGTTTAACAGCTAACCCCAAGGTTCTCCCTTGGATTTCTGTTGGTATGGGAGTTGCTGCGGCCATTTTCTCCGGAACTGGGGCAACTTTGATTGCTCAGGTTCTTAATGGCGTAATTGGTGGATTGCTCGCCTCAGGTGGTTATGACGCTGTAACAGCAACTACAGGTAAAGTGAAATAGTGGACGAAAAGCCCAAGAAACCAAAGCAATGGAAAGACAAGGACAGGGTAAATGTCATCCGTGCCGACGCCATGTGGGACATACGTCTAGCTGATGCTGCCACCAAACTTATTGCAGCAGGATTCACGTATGAGGATATTGGTGTAGTTCTTGGGGTCACAGGAAAAACGGTAGCTAATTGGTCTCAGAAATATAAGTCCTTCAATGATGCGGCCAAGGATGGCCACGCTGCGGCAAATGCTATAACCCTGGCTCAGATGCTGAGAAGTGCCTGGGGATATGACTACCAAGAAAAGGACGAGAAGTTTATAGCACTTCGGGATGAAGAGGGCAACGAGACAGGAAAACACAAAGTCGTGACCATTGTTAAGACACGTCACCAGCCGCCTAATGCCGACTTAATTAAATTCATCGCCTTAAACAGGATGTCTAATGAATTTAAAGACGCAAAACGGATTGAGATAGAAGACCACAAAACTCTCCAGATAACAGGGTCTGACGAAATTAAGGCACTTGATGACTTCATTGGGAAGTTCTTGGCCTCAACAAAACCAAAACAGATAGAGAGTAGGGTAGTTAATGCAGGGGAAGATTCTGGACAATCCGGAGACGTTGCTACAAGCTGTACCGAGGGGAATAATCCAGAATCTGGAATTCCGAAAGGAACTACACTCGTGGCTAGCTGAGGACAAAGGTGCCCAGGAAGTTTTCCTTAAGATATTGATTGAACAACCGGAGCTTGCATACGATTTGTGCTTCTTTATTTACGAGGCACGTGCGGCAACCAGAGGAACAGCAATGATGCCATTCATCCTTTATCCCTCTGAGCGTAAACTGGTTAAGGCTCTAAAGGAATGTATTGATGTTGGACAAGACCTAGGAGTAAATAAGAGCCGAGAAGAGGGTGCATCAGAGACCATTATTAAGTTTCTTACACTTTACACGTTGCTTATTCCAAACTGCTCCTTTCTTATTGGAAGCCAAAAAGAGGAATATGTTGATAAAACAGGTACGACGAAGTCTCTCTTTGCCAAGATAGACCAGACCATAAAGTATCTTCCTCTATGGATGAGAGCACGATTTGTACTTGAACGAAGTCACTGTAAGTTTAGAAACATGACTTTAGAGAGTCTGATAGATGGGGAAGCCACAAACGAGAACTTTGGTGCAGGGGGCCGTGCTACCGCCGTTCTTCTTGATGAGTTTGGTCGTGTTGATGCTCCTGTGGCTGAGAGTATTGCAGGGTCAGTCTGGGATGTGACAGGTTCAGTTATCTTCAATTCGACACATTGGTTGGGAGCCGCCCACTCTTTTAATAAGATGTTACACAAACCAGGGGTTAGACGAGTGGATATGCTTTGGTATGACCATCCACTCAAGCAACTTGGTCTATATAAAAGTCCCACCATAGGGGAAATTGAGATAGTGGATAAGCCATACTACTTGGAGAAGTTTCCTGATTTCTGTAAAGACATAGACATCATGAAATCCTTCCAAATAGAGAAGTGGAAAGATACCTACCCATCATTCGTTGCTGATGGGTGCGAGCGTATCCCTGGAGATGTTCGTTCACCTTGGCATGATAAGCGGGAACTTCGCTCCAATACTTACAGAGAGTTTTGTTCCAATGTCTGGGCCGACCCTACGGGTGCGTCAGACATGTTCTTCGATGCGGTTACGAACTCTCGAATACGCTCAACCAATGTAAAGAAGCCCAAGTATGAGGGAGAGCTGGTTTTTAGGTCAAATAAGAACAACATTGATAAAATAACCCTCCAACAGAATATAGGTAAGCGGGGGTTTAAGTGGTTTGGAGACCTATACAGAGACAAAAATGGCCTGCTTCGTCCTAATCAGTTGCACAATTTTATTATTGGCTGTGATATTGGCTTTGGTACTGGGGCCTCAAACTCAGTGGCAGAAATCGTTGACTGTAACACGGGAGAAAACATTGGAGAGTACGTTTGCTCCGACCGCACCCCAGAAGAATTTGCCGACCTTATCGTTGCCCTCTGCAAGTGGGTTGGTGGTGGAACCAAAGAAGCCTTCTTAATCTTTGAAAATAACGGTGGACAAGGCAGTAACTTTAGTAAACGAGTTATTGATAAAGGACTATTCCTTGTTTATACCCAAAGGACGGAACTGAATAAATCACGTCGGTCTGGTAATAAGTACGGCTGGCATAGTGGAAGAACAGAAAAAGAGTTCGTCTTAAGCAAATTACAGGCCGCTCTTAAAGAAGGACTCAAGACCAAGCGAGACAATGTATTTGTCATAGTGTATAATGATGAGATTGTAAACGAACTTGACAACTACATCTTCTATGAGAGTGGAGAGATTGATAGTAGTGAGGTGCAAGACCAGTCTTCCGGAGCCAGAAAACGTCACGGTGATAGGATTATCGGACTGGCTTTAGCAGTACTTGCTGGCCAAGACCAGGGAAAGATGGAGCGGATTCAGGAGCAGAACATACCCTATGGTTCGTATGCGTGGCGTTCCATGCAAAGAAAAAGAACACAGGCAGAGAAAAAACGCGACTGGCAAGAACCACGAGACGTAAACTGGAAATAAGATGGCTAATAAAACATTAGATGCAAAACCAAAATCTATCGTAGAGGCCCTTCAACAGGGTATACGGTCTCACCGAGAGACTGTGAAACCGATGCTTAGAAAACAACAGGAACTTCTGGCAGAGTATGCCAACTCCTGGTATTCTGAGGAAGCCCGTGTTCGCAGACCAATCAACATGATAGCACGGTCTATCAATATGTTGACCCCTTTGTTGGCTGCGAGAAATCCCAGAGCCATGGTCAGGCCGAGAATTGTCACGTTTGCCCCATATGCTGATACTTTACGACTTACGTTGAACCACTTGGCCGAGAAGATTAACATGGGCCATACGCTTCGAGACTGTGTTCTCAATGCCTTAACCTACATGGGAGTTTTAAAGACTGGAATCTGCTCTGGTGGTGCGAATTATCCTGATGCTCTTGGAACTTTACACGATGCCGGACAACTGTTCTGTGACGTAATTTATCCTGAAGACTATTTCTGGGACATATCCGCACGCAAGAGTGAAGAGTGTGACTTTAAGGGCAACTGGTTCTATGTTCCTTATGAGTATATTGCCGAATCGGGGCTGTTCCAAAACTTTGAAAAGCTCTCAAAAGCCTACAATGAGTGGGACAAACTAAGTGCAAAGAAAATAACCTCCAGGTCAGGACTTCAAATTGACACAATTAAACCATATGTCAAGATTGCGGAAGTCTGGATTCCTGGTGAAAATACAATAGTGACCATTCCTGCTGAGGGAGAGGGCAGTGAGCCTTTACGAGTACAGGACTACTCCGGCCCGAAAGAAGGGCCATATGATGAGCTTTGTTTCTCACAATTTCCTGAGAGCATAGTTCCTGTACCTCCTCTGTATACGACCTTAGACCTTCATTATCTCATTAACGCTATGGCTCGAAAAATGGCTCGCCAAGCTAATCGAGAGAAGAAGGTCTTAGCTTATCAGGGTTCCGCAGAGACTGACGCTGAGGCCATTGTTGGCTCTTCTGACGGAGCAAGTGTCCGAGTGAGTGACATTAACGCAATTAAGGAAATCGAATTTGGGGGGACTGCTGACCCATCCTACAAGTGGACTGACTGGTTGATGCAAATATGGAGTGAGCAGAATGGAAACGCCAATCTTTTAGGCGGATTGCAGAGTGAGGCCCAAACCCTGGGTCAAGAACAGATGCTGCAATCGAATGCTTCGGCTACACTGGACGACATGATTCAAGCCGTCCATGATATATGCAGACGTGCGTTTGGAAAGATGGCGTTCTATGTTTTAACTGACCCTCTCCTGGATATTACAGTAAGTAAAAAGGTGGGGGGTCTTGAGAATATACCAGTGCGATTGACAGCCGATACCAGAGAAGGTGACTTCTGGGACTACAACTTTGACGTTGAGGCCTACTCAATGCAGAGAATGAATCCTGCTACGAGAATGAGACGAATCATGGAAGTTGCTACCGGATTGGCTATCCCAACGATGGCTCTTGCGGCTGCTCAAGGTGACACACTACAGGTGGGTAAACTTATTAAGAGTGTCTCCAGGGACATGGACTTGACTGATTCCGAGATTGATGAGTGGTACAAGAGTGCCCTCAATCCGCCGAACATGAATCCAGGGCCGTATCAACCACAACAAGGTACACTAGGAACACAACCGTCCGACCAGCTTGGAGCGAGTTTGGCGAGCCGAGATTTAAATTCAATGCAACAGCAAAATGGGAGTCCGGAGAAACCATCTCCGCCGAATACAAATGCAATATCCTAAAGGAAGTAAATCAAAAAGTGTAATCAAAGGTAAATATAAAGCCAATCGGGGTGCTGGTAAAACTCACAACGAGGCCATGAATCTGGCGGTTAATGACAACGCCCAGAAAAATTCCCAGACAAAGATGAAACCGATAGCTCATGTGGCTAAGTATGGGGCAAATGGCGGAAAATAATTATATAGGGGGAACAAATGCGACCAGAGCAGTTAATGGAATTCAAAAAACTAGTGACTGATAA